TTGGGGTTTGTTGGGCAAAAGGGCTGTCTACAAACAGGGTTTTTGTTTCGTCGCTTGGAGTTTCCAACTTTGGAATATTGGAGCCGTCTAACTGCTCCTTTAGTTCCGCCATCTTATTTGCAAATGCACTCATTTTTTATTGTGTTATTTTAGGCAAAAATAACAAATTTTAACAAATGGCGCAAATTTTACTTTAGGGAATAAAAAAAGCCCCAACGTAAGTCAGGGCTTAGTCCAAGTACAGAGACTTTGGAGGGGCGTTCTATGACCCGCACAGGTGCGCTATGAGGAAGTGGTGCGGGTTTGCGGTTCAAATATACTACTTTTTGCTCAGATTCCGCAATTTTTAAGCGGTCGCGGCTTTAACTGCCCACATTGCAGCTTCTTCATAAGAAGTTTGAGCAAGTGAAGCTAAACGACCGTCCTTCGCTTTCAGTTCTTCGCAAAGGTTAATTAACTCGGCAGACTTTTGCTTGATTTGAGCAACTACGTCTGTTTGTGATGGGTTAAAGGATGTTCTCACCCTTTGTTCACCAATCGTCTGTGTTTGTTTGTCTTCTGACATAATATACGGGTTTTACAAGGCCGCCCAAGGCACTATTTATTTTGAATAATCTCTTTTGCTAATTCAACCAAAAACAACCCCGACAATTCATCAACAATGTGTTGGTGTGCTCTCATTACAACCTCTATTGCGAACTGCTCGTTGTAGAGGTCTACTTCTTCACCACGACTTACGCCTCGGTGCTGTTCCGTCTCCTGCAAGACAAGGTCGATAAATGATTTAACAGGAAAATCACAGGAGGCGTGAATCTGTTGGCATCGTATTCTAAACTCAAATCCGTTCATTTGTTTTGCTTTATTTTTTGGTAATACCAATCAACGGCACTCATTGATTTAGTGTCGCTTTCTGTTAACGAATGAAAAGCAGATTGCAAGCCCCTATCAATAATCCATTCGCCACCATTTAATCTGAAATAGGTGGTAAAGGAGTTCAAGCACCAGTTTCTCTTTTGCTTTTCGTTTGGGTTGTGGGCAGCATCTACCAAACACCTGTCAACGTGGCCCTCCTTAAAGTGTATTCGGTCAAATACAACCCAACCCTCTACTTCTCTTGTATACATTTAGTTGTTTTATTGCTTTAGGTTTGTTTTCAAATATACGGCTTTCGGGCCGAGGGTGTGCGGGTTATCGCCAATACTACTGACGGAACTCTGGCAAAATACCGAGATAAAAATGCCTACCATTTACGATTGAAGTAGTCATATAGTATCCAATAGGTTCGCCATCTTCTGAATCTTCGCATCTTTCACAATCGCCTCCTTGTGTCAGTCCGCCTCCTGAATATTGTGGCGGTACACACTCACCTATGTACAGGCTTAAACCCTCGTCTATTTCACAAGGCTCCGTTAGGTATTTGTCCAAATCTAAGGATGACTTTTCCCATCCTTTTAAAGTTTTTTTTCCCATTTTTTTTTAAAGTTTCGTTGTTTTAGTTTAGTTCTGTTCGGGCAGGGTGTGTGCGAATTATGCGCAAGGTGGCTCAGGTATTCGCAACCAAAAAACAGGTGGCAATATTCCAATATTTCCGTTAAAGTCTCGCCATTGGCCGTACTTTTCCCCTTGAAACTCTCCTATAAATTCATAGGTTGCTAAAAACCGCCCGTAAATCTTGCAATACACTAAAACTGTTTCTCCAAATTCAGGCAATCTTTCCGTAACCGACACCCAACCACTAACAGTGGCCTTGCTCAATTCAGTGTTTGTTTCTTCTATCATCGTTTCGTTGTTTTGTCTTATGCTTTAGTTCCTCCTATACACATCCGTGTGGTGGATTGGTGGACAAAAGGTCAACCAATCTCTTAGTTAGCCGCAAGCCTAAACGACCTGCAACCCCATGACAACAAAACCTTCCTGAATACCAAATTGACTACCCTGCAAAATGTAGCTGACTTTTCGATGAAGTATTCTGCCAGTGAACTTGTCATCATTCAGACCATCTTCATAGTAACCTTTTGGTACATACTCTTTCAAAAGCAGTTCATCACCTTCTGAAAAGTATCTGTCATTTTTTCTAACTTCAAAGGTTTTGTTGCCATTCTTTACTTGCTCAAAGTATTCAGGCCATGTTTTTAATTCGTGTATCATTTTTATTTGTGTTGTGAGAAAGGCCAGCGGCTAACAGCGGTTTTGCAATAGCCGCCTGGCCAATCTCGGTTAATAATTAAGTTCTTCTATGGCGGCCATCGCAAAGCCGCCAAACGTTAGCGGTCATTGCCCTGCGACATTATCCACTCATAGCAATCTTTCCACCCTTGCTTGTATGCGTTTTTACGACTACTGAATTTGTCCATATTATCAACAAACTTTGTTTTTCTGCGGAGCATTGCTTTTTTGCTTTGTTCAGGTGTAGGCAACGAACCGCTAAAAGCAGTTTGGCAAGATGCGGGTTTTTGTTCTTCTCCCATCGTTTCGATTTTACACCCACAAATAAACAACAAAGCCCGCTATGACACGGGCCTTTATTTGTTAATTTTCACTAATTACTTGCTCGGCTTGGGAACACCACCCTGCACGGCAACGTCGTAAATGCTCTGAACCATCGCCTCCGTCTTAATCTCCTCCAACCTACCCTCCGTCTTCACCTGCTCACGAACAACGTCCGCCTGCAACTTAATCTGCTCCAACGCCGCCGCCTTCTTAATCTCTATCTCCGCCAACATCTGCTGCGTCTGAACAGCCGTCTGCATCTTCACAACCTCCAACTGCTGCAACTGCTCAGCCTGCTGCGCCGAAGCCGCCGCCGTCATCTCCGCGTTCATCTTCCGCTTCTCGGCAATGCTATCCTTCAAGTACTTCTCCGCACTGTCAAAGTCACCACGGTCAATCAACTTAATAACCTCAATAGCGTCGTTCGGGTCAATACTCACGTTCCCGTTCCTATCCGCCGTCTGCGCGTTTTTCAACGTCTCCATAATCGACTGAACGTGCAAGGGACTCACCTTGGTTGTAAGCTCCACGCCCACCTCGTCGAACGTTATTCCGTCCATCGTCAACACCGCATCCACGTATTCACTTCCAATGGCGTTCCGATAGTATTCCTCCACACTCTTGTCGTGCTTCATTGTCGTAATAGCCCGCAAAGCCATGTTTCGCGCAAGCTGCGAACGCAAACTTTCAAGACCCTGCTGCAAGGGTGAAAGCGCATTTGCCGTGGCCTGCTGCTGCTGAACACCAAGGCCCACAAGGTCGGGCGTCTTGCCAGCGGCCATAACCGCGGGGGTTATACCCATCTCCTGCAACAGCATCTCCATCTCGTGTTGGTAGGCCGCAACAAGCTCGGTAAGCACCGTTCCCAATCCACCCTTCAACTCCGTAATAGGAGGCCCAGAATATTTGCCGTTAGGCCCAAGGGTAGACTTGTAAAGCAATACGCCGTTCTCCTTGTATATCTGAATAACGTCCGTGGCCGTGTATTGCTGACCACCCACGTTTCCAATGTTCAAAGCAACAATGTCCACGGCTATACCCTGCAACTTCAACTCCCGAATAGCGTTCTGCAACTTTAGGGAAATGATCTGAATCTGATCGTAACGCGGCATAGCGTTTTCCGTCATTCCCTTGCCGCCCAACTTATACCAACAGCACGAAAGAAGCGGCTTGCGTTTGTTTATCCTCTTTTGGTTGGCTTGGTAGCCCCCAATAGAGTAGTTCACCGAAGGAATGTAAAGCCCCTCAATGATCTTATGAACGTCGTAGGTGATGGTTTTCTTTTTGTCGTTGTTCACCCAATCACCCCATTGGTCTCTGTACACGCGCAAATAGCCGTCACGCTTAGTCTCTTTGGTGAAAAGAGTGTCTTTGGTTATCCATTCAAAATCCACAACGTCAATGGTCATTCCGTCATAGCGGAACCTATTGGTCAAGGGGTCTCTTTCAACCATGAAAGACCACGGGCGGGCCGCTGCGCCCACGTTGCTATTGGACAAACTTAGGTATGTAGTCTTCGCCGCTTTCTCCAAAACCTTCTCTACTGTTTCTGGGTCGGCCCCACGGTAGAGTAACTCGTCACGAAGGGTGTGTATCTGAACGGCGCGAATCTTCCCAAAAAACGGCGTGTCCTCGCACTCGTTCCTATCCATGTACGCAAGGATTGTACGTGTAGGGTCTACATATTCACACTTGGCAGCACCCGTGTAAGGGTCGGAAATGTCCGCCGCAAGCATAAAGGCAAAGTTCGCCCCGTCCTTCTTTAGCTTCTTCTCTATCTCGTCGTACCTGCTGATCTTAAACCCATGCTCGGCAATCTTCTCCACGGCTATCTCAAAGTCCTGCTTAAAGCGCTTCATGATGTCGTGAACCTCCAACTTTTGAGCGTCGGCAGTTGCCAAAGGGTTGTTGGTAACGGGCGCCCCAACTTCGGCAAAAACAGGGTTGTTGATGGCGTCGTAAATGGCAAGCGCCCGCTGTATCATCTTGCGGTGATTGATAACGGGCGAGCTACACACCACCTGTACGCGCTGCTTGTCTGTTCCAACAAGGCTGTCTATTGTCGCTTGAATAAGACGGGCGGGGCCTGTTATCTTCCAATCCACGTTCGCATACCCCTTGCGAACAAACCGCTTCATAGAGGCATTAACACCCGAATTGTTCCCTCCTTTCTCCTCCCCCTTCTTTAGGAACAAGTCCATGTATATCTGGGGGTCTTGCATTCCGTTGTAGTAGTCGCGAACAAGCTGCAAGCGGGAAAAATCACTGCTCCCAAACTGCGTGTACTGCGTGCCCGACATACTCGTATTGTTGAGCATCCAATACATATACCCGCCAATTTGGTTGAGGTATTCCGGCGTTTCCTTTTCCTTGGGGTCAACGAAATCCAAAGGTATTAAAGCAACATTTTCAGTCATTGTATATGTATTGTTGGAATGGAAGTTCTTCTATAAAATTTTGCTTTTCCATTTCTTCGACAAAATTAACAAAATTTGACACTGTTCCCATAAGTGACCACCCCGCAGCGGCAAATAAATCGTGCTTGGTCATATCTTTGAGTTCTTCTATCTCCAAGCAGTCCTCCAAAATCTCCTCATGCACCTCCCTGTTAACGTTCTTCTTTAGGTGTTCTTCCATCATTTGATAAAGCACCTGCTTGGTGCTGCCCACGTTTCCATCGGTGGCTGTTCCGCCCGGCTTTTTGGCCCTCACCCCGTTTTCATCTACGTTCCACACAAGGTAGTTTCCAAGCCCCCATTTTATTAGGTTGCGGTAGGTGTGCGGCTCGTTGTTTTCGGGGTATGCCATAGCACCAAGGAGAATAAGCACCTTGGCCATTTCTTCGTCCTGCTCGTCAATGGTGAGTGTCCTGTCTTTGAACGAATAAAAGAAACGCTCCGTTACGCGGTCTTTTTCGTCTACGTCGAAGGTTTCTATTAGCGAATCAAAGCAGCGATAGCCCACGGCGGAGTGGTACGACTTCTTTTTGCCCTCCACCTCCTCGGTGTTAAATCGCATCGGGTCAATCCCTATCATGTACTTTTTGCGGGTGAGAGCCGTTGGCCCCCACACCCCGTTTTCATCCTTCTCCTTCATGTTCTGCATTGAAGGCAAGGGGAGGTGTGAAAATACGTGAAGGCCGTCCTCGTCGGGAATAGCCCTCACCTCACCAAACTTAACGTTGTTCACCCATTCAAGGCGGTAGCGGCGGGTGTTTGAAAAGTCAAAGCGAAGTTCCGATATGCGCTCGGTGATTTGCTTGATGGGGAACGTGCTACCCTTGGCGGCGGAAAGGAAGCATTCCTTTAGGGTGAAGGGGAAGTCCTGCACCTCGGAAATGTAGCCCGACTCGTCGCCCGCCATAAGTTTCCCCGCACGTCTGTTTTCGAGGTATGCCTTAGAGCCAACGTCAATAAAGCTGCCTTGGTCGTTTTTAATGCGCTTTAAGGGGTCTTCTATAACGGACATTCCGTATTCATCCACAAAGCCGTCGTAGCCGTCGTATGCGGGGAAAAACAACGTCAAAAGGCCCGTGATGGTCATTCCATTGTCGTCGCGCTTTTTGAACAGGCTGTCCATAATCATTCGGCGCATGGTGTTACCACCACCCCTTACCATCTCCCCAAGGGTAGAGGTGCAATAGATAAACCCGTGTATTCCCGTTCCTTGGGCGAGGGTTTTCTTCACCACCTCATAACGAACATAAACGTCCACGCCCTTGTCTGTTCCCATCTTTCCAATTTCGTCATGCAGCATAACGTGCATCTTCTCACCGTCGTATGCGCGTTCAAGGGCCGACTTATAGTTTATCCACCCGTCATGAGGGAGTACGCTGTCAGAACCTACAACGGCGTTTGCAGCCTTGTTGATAGGCTCCCCGAAGTGAATAGCGTCCGCGCTTGCCCCCGTAGTCATTAGCTGAAAAAAGAAAGGAAGGCGGCGTATGCGCTTGCGAATGTGATCTTGGAACACGGGCTTCGCGTGGTCGTCCTCGGTGATAGACTGAATACCCGCCTTTCGCTCCACACCAAGCATGGCAGAACCATACCACAAGCCGTGTGTGGATCGCGTTGTCGCACCCTCGCGGCGGTGCTTAGGGTAGATTATCCCGTAACAGGTGCGGTTGCCCGTGTCCACCACCCACCCATCGCCGTTGTTGTCATTCACCACCACGGCGCCACTTACAGAACGCTTTTTGTATTCAGCAAGGGCTTTGTCAGTGTTGCAATACCTCGTTATGGTTTTCTCCCCATTGCTATACGTCACCATGTACTTAAACCACCCCTCTGTTGTGGTTTGGGCATACTTGACAAAGTGATACCAACGGCGGTCGCGGTCGCGGTAGTCAGCGCGTCCATCCCTACGGTTGGTATTCCCCATTGGCCAAAAGTTGAGGTAGTGATAGTGTTGGCCCGTAATGTATGTGGGAGTGCCGTTGTTGAAAAACCAATATCCCAAATAGGAACGACGTATTTGCTGCTTTATCCAACGTATCTCGTTCTCATAGAATTTTTGGTTTTCTACAATTTCAGCGTTTATATCTTCAAGGCGAACAAACTCCTTGGGTGAAAGCTGCCTCTTTTTACGCACCACGCCCTCTATAAGCCGTAGCTTTTCGGGCATCTCTTGGTGAACAAACTTCTGATCTTTCGCAGCTTTGCCGTAGCCGTCAACAAGTTTCAAGGCTTCCTCATACGTGAGGTCTTTCCCTGTCCACTTCGACATCCACTGTTCAAGCGTAGGGAGGGTGATTTTGACGACGTGCAAAAGGTCGTCACCAACATGGTACAAAATCTCATATTGTGGCTCTTGGTACTTCATAAAGTAAGTTAAGAGTTTACAGGGTTACTCACCGCAAACCGCACCGCCGCATTGAAAAGCAACACCTTTTCATCCCCCGAATAACTCATAATGTGGCTTATGGCAAACCCGCGAAGCGCCCTGCCGTCCACAAACGCCCTGCCCATATCCGTAAACGAAGGGTCGGTTATATCCCTCATATACGGCGCAACCAAAGCACCCTCCTGCGCATTAAAGAACGACGCGGGCAAAAAGCTCTCCATCGTCGTGTAATTTAGGTTGTCCTTAATCTTTATCTCCTCCACGTCCCAACGCTTGTTCGACTGCAACCACAAGTTCAAAAACATCTTAGCCGTTGTAGCCCCAACGTTGAACACCCACCCCACCTTGCAATTCTTCTGTTCCCCGTAAAAGTTAAGCTCAACCCCTTTGTTCTCTCTGTACACGTTGCCGTCCTTAAACCCGTACATATTGTTGCCAATACTACCAATGCAGTCCTCAACGTGGTTGGTGTTGAAGGTGAACCCAACGTTTGGGCAAAAGGCAACACCCGCCCCGCTTGTGAACGTCCAACGTATTTCGTTTAGGTCAGTGTTTACGCATGAAAATACGTTTTGCGTGTCCACGTCGGTAAACTCCGAAAACGCCGCCGTGCCCTTCATGTATTTGGATTCAAGGGAAAGGTTTAGCTGCCCGCCACCCGTGGACACCACAAATATGCCGTTCAAAAAGTCGTAGTAGTAAAGATTGCCGTAGGCGACAATAACACCACCCCCATGCACCGCACCCCAATCCTGTTCAAGGGGTCGTGGGTCGCTAAAGGTGCGGTCGGTGAGTATTAAGTTGGAAGCCCCGCTGCCATTAACGGCCATAGTCCGCTGTATGTAAATCGACGTGTTCTTCCTGTGCTGCAACACCGAAAGGGTGTACCCATTAACCACAATGCGCGATATAGGGCCGTGCTCCTCCCGAAGGTACTTCACGTTCTGAAAGTCCACCTGATTGAGCCTGTTTATGCGCGTGTTGTCGAGGTATTGGGACGTGTGGCCAACTGCCGCAAAAAGGCGCCTTTCCTTCGCGTTTACGTCCTCTATCCCTATCCGCCCGTAGTCATACACCCTCGAAGGGAAATAGTCGCTAAAATCGGGGTCTTCAATGTACGCCATTTGGAAGTCAAAGGCTGTCTCGTTGTACCCACCCTGCGGGCGCTTCCTAAAAAAGGCGTTTCCACCAACGATGTTTATCAACTGGCCGCTAACGCCAAAGTTTTGCCCCTGATGGACGCGGTTGGGCGTGTGAGCCAAAACAACGGGATAGCACTCCCCAATCTCAAACCAAGGGTCTGTTTCAAGGCTTTCAGACACCCTGTATATTTCGATGATAGAACCCGAACAGGTAGTGTACGATCCGCTCGGCGTTGGTTGAGCACCAACCAAGGGGTTGAGGATATGGTCAAGGCCGATGTTGTCGATAGTTATGTATTCCCCCGCGCTGTCTGTGGAGGCTCCGTACTCATAAACAAAAACCTCTGCGGCTTCGTCGCAATACTGCCCTAAGTACTCAAACTCCAAACGGGCGTTGTTGGCCCTGCGTATAAAACGAACAATGTCTCCCGCCTGTATCTGCATGGATATGTTGGCCCCGCGATACGACTGCTCGTATTTGTCTTCTAAGTTTATCCTCACGCGGCCATTGGCCAAAAACTGAACGCTCTTTATTACACGCTGCTGCCATTCAATCTTTGGCGGCTTGTACATCACTTGGTAATGGGTAGCCCAAATGGGAGGGCGGTATGTTCCGTTAATACCGCCAATGGTAGTTTGCATGGAAACATAAAACGGAACAGAAGGGCTACTTAGGGTAGGCGATATTTCGGCAACCGAAGGAACCTCAATGCGGCTGATTTCCGAACGCCATACCGTCCCGTCCTTTTGTGCCGTGTCGTAGTATTGCAAGGCAAACTGATGCAGCGCCCCTGTTTTGAATGTTTTAACAACCTCCACGGGGTGAACAACGGTCAAAAAAGCAGGGGGAGAAAAGGCGTCCGTTCCGGCAACAAAGATAGCCTCCCGAAAGTAATACTCCCCAATTTGTATTTTGTACTCAAAACCGTCGATTACAATATCTGCGGTATAACCTAAAGCAAGTAAAAAATCCTGCAAATCATCCAATAAGAAATTCCACCTTTCCAAATTAGTAGCTTCAATAGCTTGGTTTGGAACAATATATCGAACGACCTCCGTAGGATTGTCACTATCGCTTGCGTTGTATAGTTGAAACACCAATTCATCACCACCATTGAAGTAGTAACGCCCCCCTTTAACATATAGGTTGGCGTTAAAAACAATTTCCGCAAAACGCGAATTCGGGTCGCTGTTAAATTGCCTATTTACCCCTTGCGCATAAGATATAAGCCCGTTGAATATCGTTTTCTCGTTGATAAACGGGCGAACGTCTAAAAGAGGCGTCTCCCTGTCATACCCCTCGTAAAAGTTAGCAAACGCCGCCTCGTTGGTCGGGAGTAGCTCAACGCAATTTGCGATACGAGGAAAACGCTCGTTATTGGCAAGGGCAAGGGGTAGAGAGTAGATAAACTGATCCCTCGTGAACTGAGTAACATAAGGCGAATTGTCGGGTATTCCAAGCAAGTCCTTGTCCAACTCAGAAAACACACTAAACTCAACACTGTTTCCCTGACGATAAGCAACACGAAGAAAACGAACATTTTCACTACCCGTTTGTATAACTACGTTAATGATATTATCAATAATCTGAGACGTACTGTTTACGCCCTCAACAAAATACCCCGAAGGGAGGTTGCACTTGCTTATAGGCGAAAAGACACTCTCCTCCCCCGTTCTGTACACCCATTGGTAACGAAACTGAAACAGCTTGCCTATAAGGTAATTGGTAGGTACGTTCGAGGTGTTGGTTTCGTAAAAGGTTGTCGGGGGGCGCCACGGTTGGTATATGTCCCAAGCGATGGCTTCCCGTGTAATTACGCCGCCGCCAAGCGCCCAATCAATGTCCAATCGGCGCGGGCCGTTCCAATCGTTGTTTAGGTAGCTTCCAAAATACCCGTCCGTCCAATACAGCTTTTTGTCAAGCACGAAGGCGTGAATGATGGGGAAGTTGAGTTGGAAGTTGAACACCGAAGAACGGGCGATTCGTGTAACAACGTTTGTGGCGTTGTTCACCATGTATATAGAGTGGTTTCCCTCGGAGTTGTGGACAAAGTAGATAAGGCTATTTTGTTCGGTGTATGGTGTTGTTCCTATCACCTTGTTTTCTCCTTCGGGGAGGTCTTCGTTGGGTATTAGTAGGTTTCCTGTAACGGACTGCCCTTGCCCTGTTTCTCCCTGCACCCCTCCCGTCACGCGGAAGTATTCTGATAGGAAATAGTCACCTTGTGGGAGCAACAGCGTTGTGTCGTCGGTGTTTATTTTCCCTGTAAACGATATGGGGTTTTGGTACACGTTCATAAGGCAAAGTTAATAAAAAAAGCCCGCAGTGGGGCAACAAGAAACGGGTTTGATGCTATCGCCCCCGTTTCTTTCCTGTGCGGCTCCGATTTATACAAAACGTTGCCGAAGTAAACTAACACCCTTTCAAAGGAGTGTGCCCAAGTTTATCAAGGCCGAAATCACACTTGCCTAAATTAAGGCTTTGCCTACGGCAGAAAACATGGGTAAAACTTAGTGATCGGGACAGGACTCGAACCTGCATTTACCTAAATAAGTACGCGAGTGATACCTACCTGATAATCGAGTGGAATAACCAATAGCGTCTACCAATTCCGCCACCCGACCAAAACAACCAATGGTTAACCCTTAGTGTCATTTAACAGCAAGTCAGTAGAAAGTTATACTGCCATCGGTTAATATCAATTTCCTTTCAGCAAAGATATTGCACCCGCAACCATCTCGTCACTCGCATTTGCCAAAAAAACAGAAAAATCACCATAATGAGAACGACACTCCGGCAACAACTCCCCATACGTCTGCTTGTTCACACCAAGAGCCTCAAACTCATTTCGCAACCGAACAATAGACCCCGTGTCCCGAACAATAGACCTTTCAACAGCCCCAACAACAGGCTTCTCAACAGCCCCAACGACACGCTTCGCCTCCCGCTTGTTCCTAAGCCCCGAATACGCACGATACTTCGTCTGACCGTAAATAAAGCGTAAAAGCTGCGAACCACTCAACTTCGTTGACTTATACGCCTTCTTAGCATGGGAAATCAACGAATCCAACGAATAAGAAGGACACGTACTCTTTATGTACATCTTAATCTCCATAAGAGAACCACGGCGCTTAAACATCTCCTCAATGTCAATACCACTCTTTTTCATGTCGTCGTCCCACGAAACTTCGGGCGTGTACAGCTTTTTTATCGCCCGCTGATCTTCAACGGCAAACTTCCAATCGGGAACATCACCAAGGGATATAAGGCAGAAATAAACAACCTTTATCAACGCCTGACAATAAATGACGTTGTATATACCCCCGCTTTCAGCCACAGTGTATTCAGCACTCTCACTAACGCAAACCCACGTAGACCCTTCAAGTTTTTCAAAAAGCAACCTTCCCGTAATGCTAACACCACCCGAGGTAGGCTTTGTCGTGTGAATAAACCTCCAACGGGAAAATTCGGAACGATACTTCTTGTTTAGGTCGGCGAAAATGTTCCCAAGGGCTTTTTCGTGAGGACTTATGACAAACGGTATTTTGATCTCCATAGGCGCAAATGTAAAACAACCCACAAGCAACAAAAACACAAAATACGTTAATTCATGCCGCTTAGGTGTTCATCAGGCTCGCTAAAAAAGATAACCACGTAGTCGTCCATAACGTCAGGCATGATTTCGCTTTCCGCCAAGCCAACGCCCGATATTGGAATAAAAAACTTCTCCGTCTTAATTATGGGGTGTTCCCATTCCACACGAACCTCTTTCTTTGGGTCGTGTTGGAGGAGTTCATCTATCAAGTCTTGGACGGTATACATATCAATGTTATTTAGACCACCTGCTTACGGCGAAAATGGTTGACTTCATGCGTATTCTACGAACAACGGCGTTTCCGTTTCTGCTTCCCGCCTCGCTGCCATTTCCTTCAATAGTTACAACCTTGTCGCCCCAACGCTCAATGATGAAGGCGTGACCCACGCGGCCCAAGTTGCGGTAGTAAAGAGTGCCTACGTCACCACCCATAGGGGTTTGGTTGTTTTTGCGGCCCCTTCGGTATATCACGTTTCTTGCCGCCGCCGTAGGAGACCAAGCCGTTATAGTGTGATCTACGCCACATTGGTCAAGACACCAAGCAACAAAGGCGGCACACCAATACGCGGGGTGATTGATGCCCACGGCATTGAGGTATTGCTTGATGCGAGGAGACCAATTTCGAGAAGTTTCCTTAACGCCTACCTCTTTGGAAGCAACACGAACTATGCAATCGCTGTCATTATAACGGCGAAAGCTATTAGCCGAACAGTGTACATGGCTAAGAATAACCAATGCACATCCAAGGAGTAATCCTCTAAGTTTTCCTTGTACCATTTCCATATAAAGGGTTCGTTGTACTTAATTCCTGCATACACCACAAAGTTTCCTATAAGAAGGAAAACAAGGGCAATGATAGGCACTTGAATTATTCCTTCGTCAATGATGCCCGCAGTGGGGTAAATCACGGGGAGGATTTTCGTCACAAGCCACCAAGCCACCATAACGGCGGGGAGGGCGACTATTTCGGGGAACAGTTTAATTATCTTTCTCATTTGCTTCTATTTTACCTATTAGCTTTGCAATGTTGAAGTTCAGCGTGTGTATTTCTTGCACCAACTTGTCTATCTTGATGTTCATCTCCTTCCTTAGCCCGTCAACGCTTGTCTCCGACCTCTCCCTGTGTTTGTGAAGCTCCGTTTCGAGGTTAAGCACCCTGTTACTCATGACGCCTATCTCCCTGTTTAGCCTTACCCAAACAGCCACCCCACCTCCTACAAGGGCAAAGAAACTAAGAATTACTGAAACTTCCATGTCTTGGTTATTTGACTACAAATTTACGGCTTTCTGTTAATCAACGAACCACCACGCTTTAAAATTTCAAACTCCTCCTCATACATTTTAGCCCCACTTGGAACGTTGGAGGCTGGATATTCCTGTGACAAGGCTATATCCTTGGCGTCTTCGTACATCATTTTCATGATCTTTATTCTATTTTCAATCGGCAACCCTAAAAGAGCATCGTAGTTGGCTTCCACTATTTTGCCGAAAGTCTTGTACGCCGTGTCCGATATTATCCTTTTACGGGCTGGGTCTATCTTCACCGTAACCCCAACGTCTGTTCTTGTTTCATGCGGCAAATACCTCTGAAAGTCGTCCAAGTATTTTTGCACAAACTGGCCGTTTTGGTCTTTGAAAAGATTGTATTGCCTTTGATGTTTGCCTATGTGAATACCCATAGTCGTGTTTACAGACCTGCCGAAAAGACCCGCTATGCTATCGTAAATAGGCGGGAATGATATAGGGTTGCCAAACACGTCAACGCTTTCAAACTTCTCCCTGTCCTGAATGAACGGGTCTAAAAACCACACGTTCTTTGCAAAGTACTCCGCGAAACGGTCGCCGTTTAGCCCCATGTTGTACCCAACGTATATTTTGTGCTGCCCAATGTAGTTTTGCAGTTGTTGGGTAAATTCAGACGCTATGCGGGGGTTTATGGTGCTTTTTGCCCTTTGGACAAACATAGCGTCCGTAATTTTGTCAAGCGGGTTGTTGGAGTTCACTATGTCTATAATCTTGCCTATGGGGCTAAAATCAGTGTCATAGGCACTCATAGCCGAAGTGGCTATCACATCTTTGAACGAGAAGATATACGGGCTGTCATACTCATGGGTTGTAACGTCCCCCTTAGTCCTTGTCCTCACAACTATATCCCTTGTGCGCTGCTCGTCACGCATAGTTCCCATCATCTTGAAAAATGGGTACAGCATGGGCGTTACCATCGTGAAAGGTATCTTGGTGTCGCCGATTACAACAACGTCCTTTGGCGAAACAACCTTGCCTACCTCACCCTCCCCTTCACCCGACCCGTAAAAGTCAATGTACACACCAAGGCCGTAAGGGTTGTATTTTTTGTACAAAACAGGCTTGCCGTCTATGTACACTACATTTCCTTCCGAATCTTTCACCTCCTCGTCGTCGAAAAGGGCGTTCAAAACAAGGGTGACGCCCATAGAAACAAAGGAGCTTGCCACAAGGCGGAACACGTATTTCTCCTTGTCCTCCACGGGGGTTAGATACAACGTGCCGTCCTCGTTCCTTTTCAAAACAGGCAGCTTCTGCCCGTTCTTCATTTCCCATTTGAAAGGGAAAGCGTTTATCATTTGGGCTACAATGGGTATGGAATACCTACCTCCCTTTTCAGCAAGGACAACCCCAATGCGGGCAAAGAGGCTAAGGCCGCTTACGATGTAGTTGAACGCTTCAATGATGGGAACCAATACTTGAGCAACCATGCCGCCGTTGTAGTCCTTAAAGTAGGACGACGCCTCCCCTAAAATGCGCGAAGGGGCGGTGATGGCTTGTTGAAGGAGAAGACCTATCAACGTTTCGGGATCACCCATACCTATCGCTTGAACAGCGTCGTGGTGAGCCTTTTCTATTATCTCCTTGTCGGAGGCTTGGGTTGCAAGTTGAAGGGTGCGCTTTTCAACGTAGTTCGGAGGAACAACCTCACCCCTCGCAACCATGTCGCGATACTCTTTGAGAGCCTGCCTTCTCGACATATTCAGTATTTGGTCGGAGCCTCCTACCATATCCTTCCAACTCTGCGGCTGTCCCGTAAAGGCGGCGTCTATTTCAGCCTTTCTCTGCGCCGACAATGCCGCCTCAAAGTCGCGAAGGGTAACGACGTTCACGTAGTCCAAAAACGCTTGAAGGCCGTTTACGAAGTTTGCAACAGGCAAGTATTTACCTTGTAAATTCCCATACATAAACATCTTGGAAAGCGCATACGCCGTGGCGCGGCCTTTCAGCCCCATATTCCACATTTTCTTTACCTCCTTCCACCTCATATTGTGAACACGAAGCCACGGGCGCTCGGCGTCGTATGGATTCTGCTCGGCGGGAATCTCACGGCCATAGGGAATCTCGTTCTCTATCATCGTCTGCCTAAAGGTTGCCGATATAGCATATTTCCCTTTTAACAGGTTTTTAACAACGTACGACGTAGCGACGGACGCCCTTTTGGGCATTGAAATAAAGCGAGAGGCGTAGTATGGAAGTGATAGGAAAAACACGCTCACGCCGCCCGTAAAGGTGAGTTTTATTGGCGAGAGTATGTTCCGTATAGTTATTTCGTTTAACACTTGGAAAAACGTTCTAAAGCTGTTTTCCGTGTATTGGCTGACGATGGTGTTTACCTTTCGTATGATTTGTTGGCGCAGCGGCCCCTCGGGGGTTGTGCTGATTTTGTTCATTAGGGCCGTCACCTGCTTAATCACCGACGCGGGCATACCCTTGTACCCCAAAAAGGAAGAAAGGCTGTTTACCAAGGCGTGTGTGTTCATAGCCCCGCGTGTGGTCATGGCCCGTATAACGACCCTCGAAGCGTTGGCTTCGTCCTTTCCGTTGGTGAGTTCTTTCATAAGGGCGCTAACGCGGCGCTTGTCCTTTGTTTCGGACATCTTCTCCATTTGCCGTTCAACGACTTGCGCTAAGTTCACGGCCTCGTCAAACTCCAAGAAGGGGAGTTGTTGTATTATGGCCTCTGCCAACGACAAGTAGTCGTGCGGCTTGTTGTAAAACTCTTTGACAACGTTTTTCACCGCCTGCTTCACGGCCTTGGTGTACGCCTCATTGGCTTCCTTTTCTTCCCTTTCGGCTGCCGCCTCTTCCTCCTTTGCAAGGCGTTCAAGCTCTTTTGCTTCGGCCTTGCGCTTTTTTTCTTCAAGTTTATCCTTGGCATCAAGCCACGCTTGTTCAAATTTTTGTTTCTTTTCTTGTTCCTTTTGCCAAAGTTTCTCAGCTTCCTCTACCTCACGCTCGGCTTTACGTATTTCTTCTTTTTGTTGTTTCTCAAGCTCTTTTGCTTCGGCCTTACGCTTCCTTTCTTCAAGCCTTTCTTTAGCTGCAATCCAAGCCTTTTCAAACCTATCCTTGTTGTCCTGCTCTTTTTTCCAAAGGCGCTCAGCTTCCTCTACCTCACGCTCAGCCTGTTTCACCTCCTCTTTTGCAAGGCGCTCACGCTCTTTTTCATTCTGTTTCTGCTTAGAAGCCTCCCGCCTTTCCTTTGCTGCAATCCATACCCTTTGAAGACGCTCCAACTCCTCCTGCTGCTTCATCTGCTCCGACTGCTCTAATCGCTGCTCCGCCATTGGCAAAACACTATCTATAAGACGACGCACACGCGAAAGAACAAAACGACGCTTAACAGCCTCCCACTGCTCGTCCGTATACCCCGAAGGCTTCGACGCCTTTATGCCGCTGGTCATTTCAGAACCAGCGTTCAACTCATTCTCAATATACCCATACGCACCTTCAAGCAACGCCTTCGCACTCTCGGGGTCTTTCAATATCTCCTCTATAATGGCCCTTTCCGTCAACCCCTTGCGCAAAGACTTCCTGCCGGAATAGTTCCCCGAAACAATCTTAATCGCCTTCGCAACCGCCTTCAACAATTCATCACTACTACCCTCCTTAACGGCGTCCGCAATCTGCTCGAGCGCCTCCGCACGACGTTCGCTTTCCGACAAGGCATCAAACCCCTCCCTTTCCCACAAGTCCTCCACCACGCCTCTTATGGACTTCTTGCTCATAACGCCCTCTAAGTCCTTAGCAAGGTTGGCGACAATTTCAGAAACCGTGTAATACCCACGCTTTATCTCCACACGAACAAGGCCCACAAAGGCAACGGCAATCTCTTTCTTGCTATCGTCCAATATCATAAGAGGCCCAACAGGCCCACGGTTGCTGAACGCCGTCTTAATCCTCCGTATGTATTCGTCACGCTCCTTTTTGAGCTTCGCCCGCTCACTCTCCTTCTTTGGCTCCTTGGGCTTGCGAGGCTTGGGGTCTTTGGGCGCCGAAACGGTCGTGATAACGTTTTCAACCTCCTGCGACTTCAAAGCCTCGGCAGCAAGC